GTACTGTGATTAAAGGGCCATGCAAATTCACTAGTATTAATATAATCAATAGCATCATTTACAGCATTTTTACATTGAACTTGAAAACCTCTAGCAGACGTAAAACCTGCAGACGTTAAAGCAACTTCGTTAAAACGAGCAATAACTTCATTGGTCAAATCTAAGTAGGTATATGCCATTAGGGTGCTTTCAAGTTAAATGTATAGGTGGGCCACATTTAAGCAGCCCACCCAATAGTTTAGTTACGCAAGTGCGTCACGATCTACTTCGTCAGCAGAGTAGTCGCCTTGATCACTAACATCTACCATCCAAGCGTAAACACGAATTTTACCCGCTGTGAAGGTAGCACCAGAACCTGCAAATGTTAGGTCTAGTGTGTCTGCTGTTGCAAGAGTAACGTCTGCTGCAGGTGTAGCTGATGGTGCATATGCTGCATCGGCAGCGCCATCAATGTCAAATGCGGCAACAAATTCGTCAGCATCTGCTGCACCCAATGTTGCGGTAGCATTTGTACCTGTATTCATAGTTGCAGATTCTACAACTTGAAAACCAGCGTGAATTACACGTGTGTTAGCAGGGATAGTAATACACTGAACTACATCACCTGCTGTACAGGAAATAGCCTGTGCGGTAAGGTCAATAGTTTTTTGTACCATATACGGCGCACGTCCACGTTGTGAACTACCGTGAGCAGGTAACAATAATGAAGTAATAGTAGCCATTTGTTATCCCCCCTTATGCCAAGTGATACTTAGCGTTCACAAGAGCTTCTGGACGAAGAATCTTGCGACCGTATAGATGCATCCCACGAACAATGTCAGCGAATGAATCTGGGTCACGATAAGTTTCAGTTTTGTTGATCTGCTCTGCAGTTGCAACGGCTGAATCGTGACCAGCAACAATCATACCATAGTTGACAGCAGAGTTCGTACCTGTAAAGGACGGACCTGTACCTACTGATGGCAGGTTGTTTGAAGTGTATACACGGAAACCATGAATGTTTGTTCCGATTTGACCATTCTGCAATCCAGAACCACCAAAGTCAGCGTTAAACAAACGTGAGTCTTCGTCTTTCAACAACTCCATAAACACAGGATCTACTACCAACCAACGGCCTTGAGTATCCACATTCTGTTGATCCAACAGACGTGACATACGTGCAATAACTGTCAGTGGGAAAGTATCACCAACGGCAGGAGTTGAGTCAGTTGCTCCACCTGTACGTGGCTGCAATGCCAAAGCATCACCACCTGAACCACCGAAATCTGCAGCATCAATTTTCATTGAAGACAACAGTTCGTCAGTACCTGCAGTAGATACAGCAACAGTACCATTAACAGTTGTGTTTACTGTGTCAGGTGTACCGTGTAGTGCAGACTGTTTAAAGCCTGTCAAGTAGCCAAGTACGTCTTGGTCAAACTGATCACCCAAACGGTAAGCAGCACGATCTGACGCAAGGCTTTGGAAATTGACGTGACTATGAGCTTCCTCAATATCATCGACCTTGAAGGCAAAATAATTGGCTTTGTCGATTGTCAATGAAAAATCTTCATCGTCAAGATCTTGTGGTGTAATAGTTGTACCACGCTCATATGCTTTAACAGTGATCTCAGGTTCTTTAATAATTTTAACTGAGTCACCCATTGCAGCGATTTCTCCGAAATAATCAGAGTTGGTGATTGCTTCACAGACAGATGCTTTGCGGAAAGCAAGTTGCACCTGTTTGCTATAAATTACTGGTGAGAAGTTACCGTTGGGTAAATTGCCGTGACCAGCAGCGGATGTAAATGCCATTTTAATTTCTCCTAGCATTAAATCACAGATGCAAACGACTAATGACTTATACAGAGGCTAATTCTACTAGGGTGCGTTTATTAGAAAGTTGGCCGACCTTCTAGTATAACGGGCCATGAGACATTAGGTTGTCCGAAAGCTTAATTGTGTTTGCGGATAGTTTAGTTAATTGGCAGTATGGGTAACTGTAGTTAATACCTAACAGGGCCATACTACCGATTGTACATATAGTTATATCATAAATATATTATATGTCAATAGCTTTATCTGGCAGAACCAGACATATCGTAAATAAATTTACCAGTACGAATAGCTTCCATAATTTGATCAGCGGCTTTTTCGTATTGTTGTGGTGACATCTTAGCTACCTGAGATTCTTTAAATGTTACGGACGTATCATTATCTTCAGGTTGACTACGACTATTACGACTGTTTACTGAACGTGCAGCATCTTTATTGCTTGCAGGTTTTTTAGTTTTAATATTACGATCTGATTTATACAGATCAATAGCACGTGCGGCAGAGCGAGCGTCATTATCATTTTCATATAATGCATCTTGTACCCACTTAGGTTGTTCATCTGCCCACTGATGAAAATCATCACTATCACGAATTTCACCAAAATCAGGATGAGCTTTCATAAGTTCAGCTTCAGCTTTTTCACGTGAGGCTGTGGCTCTCATTTCATCAATTTCTTTTACACGATCTTCTAATCCTGCAGCTTGCTCACGTGCCTTTTTAATTGCAATAGTTTCTACAATGGCTGCTACATCAGGATATTGTGTTGCCCATGCTTCAATGTCATCATCTGACTTAGGTAGTTTAATTTCTTTTTGTGTTACGTCTTTTAGTTGGCCTTCAAGTTGTTTAAACTTTTCATCCCAAGACTTTTCTTTTTCTTGCATATGGCGGCGTAAATCACCATAACGTTTCTTAAAACTTTTTTCTTCTGCGCCTACGGGTTCAGCTTCTTGATCTTCTTCTTTAGTTTCACCACGTTGTTCCGCAATAAGTTGCTCTAGTTCTTCTTCATCTTTTTTTAATTTATCTTCATTACTATACTTACGATTGGCAAATGCAACTTTCTTTTCTGTTTGCATTTCTTCTGCCATAATATCATTAGCCATTTTACGTTCCTTACTGGGGCCACCGTAGCCTAGTGTTGGTAGGGGGATGAGTAGCCAGCGTATCTAGCAATTTAACGTGTTGCTAGTCCACGTTTTTTAACAACTGGTTTTTTAGCTTTACCTAAATTAACGTTAGTCATTATTTCTGGACCTAGTACTTTACCCAGTACACGGCCTTGTGATGTACCCATTAAACTACGGATAACATCTTTATCATCTTCTTGTAAGCCATTAAAACGTTTAGCTACAAGTTGAGTATATTCTGAAAATTCCATATTATATTCCTGTAATTGTTCTAAACTTACCTACTGTATATACTAAAGGTTCTAAGATAGATCTGTATACACGACCTAAAGTATCCCGTTTTTTATTTTGCATAGATGCTCTAAGGTCTGCAGTACGATGACGTGCAATATGCTCTAGTGCTTTACGTACAAATTTATTATTTTTATTATACGCTAAGTCTACTAAAGGTAAGAACAATGTATGATAACCTAGCTCATGTTCTTTTGTCAAGTGATCTTTAGAATAAGATAACCAAATAGCTTGACGATAAGAACCAAAACCATACGAGTTATTCATGGCTGTACATACAATTTTATTATCTGATGCTTCATTTGCAGCATCTGTATTGGAAGTATCTCCACCAGCAGCTTCATTAGCACGTCTATTTGCAGTAGCAGTATAATGTCCTGCTAATGCAGGATTAGCTTTTAGTGATTCTTTTTCTACATTAGATAAATGATTAGTAATGTTAGTACTTGTATTAGGATTACTTGAATCTAAACGTGTAGATTTTTCATTACTTCTAGCAACTACAGATTTAGCTGCAGGTTTAGGTGCTGCTTTTGCTTTAGGTGCAGGTTTAGGTGCAGCTTTTGCTTTAGGCTTAGGTTTAACTACGGGCCGTAGTGAACTTTGTTTTTGCTCTACTGTAGGTATTTGATTACGTCCTCGTGGATCAAAATCGGGAGTGCTATCAAACTCACCACCCGCACCAATTCCATAAAGATCACTTACAGTTGCCTTAGTAGCGGCAGTTGCAGGTTTAGTTAAAGAAGGCACTTCATCGTAACTACCTGTTGGGCCTACAGGCGCAGGAACAGGTCTTAACGAACTTTGTTTTTGTTCTACTGTAGGTACTTGATCACGTCCTCGTGGATCAAAATCAGGCACAGGAACACCTTTCATAAACTCAGGATCTATAACTTCTCTACGTTGTTGTGCTCTTTCTTCTGTCATTCTACGCATTTGTTCTATGGCATTTAATCCTGCAGCTTCCTCTGCAGAACCTTCATAAGGGGTAATTTCTACTTTAGCTGCAGTAGGAGAGGGTTGCCCATATACAATAGGCGCTTCTAACTGACCAAGTATTTCAGCACCTTGCATTATAGGTTGTTCATCGTAACCACCTGTTGGACCTACGGGTACAGGAATAGGTTGTTGCATTACAATCTCTTCAGGAGATGGACCTGTGTAAGTAACAGGTTGTTGCATTACAATCTCTTCAGGAGATGGACCTGTGTAAGTAAATGGATCTTCACCTGCAACCATATCATTTATAGGATCTCTTTGTTGAGGTGTGTAAGTAAATGGATCTTCACCTGCAACCATATCATTTATAGGATCTCTTTGTTTAACTATAGAATCTAAAACAGTTGTTGCAGTTTTTACAGGCACAACTTTTTCTTGTTGTACTTTTGCTTTTGCTTCTTCTGCTTTAGCTGTTGGAAAATTAAAAGCATTAGTAATTCCATCAACAATGCTACCAAACAAAGATTTACTTTCTGGTCCTACTGTTTTACCTAATGTTTCTACATAACTTTGTAATTCAACTCTTTGTTGTGCGGTGAGGTTTCCAGAATTTAATTTTTCTACTGCTGCTGCATACGCTCTTTTATCTTGATCACGCATTGCCGCATAACCTAAAGCACCCACTGGACCAAACAATAACATTGCACCATTAGCTATAGTACGACCTGTACCTGTAATACCATTTAATTCTTTTAAAAGATCTTCTGTTGCTAAACTTCCCCAATTAATAGGTGCAGGTGCATTATCATATTCTGCTTGTATTTCTGCAGTAATGTCTCTGTCAGGGCCACCTTCGCCCCTAGAAACTTTATTTATTTCTTTTACAACATTACCTTCTACTGTATTTGAATTTTCTACAGAATCTTCATTTTCAGGAGAATATATAGTATATCCTTCAGGAATAGGAAATACAGGCACACCACCAATATGAGGTATCATCATATTAGCACCTGCTG